CAGCGCGACGCTCGGGCGGAACAAACAAATCACGCATGCGCGCGACAACGCCGAGCGTGGTTTGATAGGCGGAGCCGTTGTGGCCACCGAGCTCCGGATCGGCCTTGGCATCCTTCTCCCAGCCGACACGGGTTTCCGCAAAGATGCGGCGCTGCTCGGCGAGCAAAAAACCGGCCATCTCTTTGATGCGTTCGTTGTGGAGGTCGATAAGCGCCTGGGCGCCATTGGCAGGATCAGCACGGAAGGTGTCGAACGCGCTGTGAACCTGGGTCCGCTGCTCATCGTTCATCGAAAGCGTTTCGGGCAGCGTGTATTTGTATTCAACCGGCGGCAAAGAGGGCGGTGCCGCCGGCGGCTCTGCCGGCTTGCCGTCCGTAGGCTTGCCGGCTTCGGCCTGTTTGGCTTTGGCTTCCGCCTCTGCCTTTTCCTTGTCGTATTTTTGCAAACTAGTGAGAGCCGGCTCCGCGGGGGTAGGTGCAGGAGCCGGCTCCGCCGGCTTTTCCGGTTGGGGCTGGGGGGCTGTGAGGGCCGGAACCGCCGGCTCTGCCGGCGCTGCGGGGGCAGCGCCGGCAGGTTCAGGTGGGGATATGGGGGCTGTAGCGGCTGGCGCCGGGGCTGGCGAGGCTGACGGCGTTACTGCCGGCTCCGCCAGGGGAGGAGGGCCTGGCGGGGCTGGGGCCGCTACAGGTGTCTGGGCAACAGGATCGGGCATCAGCTATCCCGCTCTTTTTCTCGTTGCGGCATTTTTGGGCGTTGAAGAAACTTGTCGTTCTCGTCCTGCATCAGCATGACGCCCTCACGCGCGTATTTGCTCCAGGTGCGAAAAAGTCTGAGCCCCAAGGATCGGGCGCCCATGTGGAACCAAGACTGTTCCGGCTGCGGAAAGCCGTTCGGTCCAACGCCGAAGCGATCATCAAACGCGCCTGCTTGACGCAGGATGTCCCACATCTGTTTCCGGCCGAACGGAGAAGCAAAGACGGCCTGCCAAAAGCGCTCCAATTCCAGATACTCAAGAGCAGCCTTGGAAAGACGCTGGCGACGAAAACCAGGCTCACCAGCATCCAGTATTTCCGGTGCTTGATCGGGATTGGCGTCGTCATCGGGTAGCTGTTCAGTGTCGTAGCCATTGCTCATTGCACCAGGCCCGCCGGTGGCAGGATCAGACCGCCAGGCGATCGCCGATATCCGACAGGCCGCGTGTCACGGTGGGGAGCTGGGCCGGGTTTCGGCAGGATCATGCCGATGCGGCCGGTCGCCTTGGTTTGGTATTCATCGGCCCGCGCGTAGGCGGCGCGCAGGATTTCGGCGAGCTTGACGAACAACGGATGCAGATGGCCGGGCGCGAGCGGGACGCGCACATTGCCAACCTTGAGGCCGCGGAGCCAGCCGCCGGATCGCTTATGTGCTTCGGCTATGAAAAGGCCGATGCGCAGCCAGCGTGCATCTTGTCGCCAGAACGCAGCCTGCCGGCATGCGCCTTCGACCAGGCGGAGCTCGTCACGGAGCTTTGTGTAATTCTTGCCTTTGCGGGGATGGACAGCCAGCGCGTCGCAACTCTGTGCCGCGAGCCGCAGATTGGTTCGCAGGCAATCGAAGATTTCGACTTCGGTCAGTTGCGCCATCAGCGCGATCGATGAAACGATTGTGCGTCGTTCTCAACGGGCCGTTGCGACGCAATCAAACGATGGCTATAACAATCGAAACAAGCACTATGTTTTGCAACATGCGGCAAGGTACGCGGGAATGCCACAGGTCGATATTTGGCTGACCCGAAAGGGGGCGGCAATCTTTCTCACGCGAATGGGTTGTCCGATTTCCAAGCGCACGCTTGACGCGATGGCCGCCAACAACAATGCCGGCCGGGGGCCGCCCTATACACGGATCGGCTGGAAGGTCGTTCGCTACAATGTCGCGGATTTAGAAACATGGGCGAAATCGAGGATGGTAAGAATAGAGTAAAGGAGGAGGCCGCTTTCCTCGAGTATCGTCCGCGCTCCTTGCCACCGCTAATCACGAGAACACCCGATGCCGACAATCGCCCTGGCGATGATCGTAAAGAACGAGGAGAAGCTGATTGAGCGATGCCTCCAGAGCGTTTTCCCGCTAATCGATTACGCCTGCATTTCCGATACCGGATCGGACGACAACACCATCAACCTCATTCGTTCGTGGCTGCGCCGATCGGGCATCGACGGCATTGTTATCGATGACCAATGGTACGACTTCGCGCACAACCGCAATCGCGCGATCCGCCACATGCCGCGGCACATCGACTACATCTTTATGATCGACGCCGACGATCAGCTAGAGATTGCGCCCGGTTTTGACGTTGCCGCCTGGAAGGCGGGCATGAACAAGGACGTGTACGATGTACCCGTCCGCCATCACGGCATTCTGCATTCCCGGCCGCAGATTTGGCGCAACAAGCCAAATTATCGCTGGAAAGGCGTTTTGCACGAGTATTTGGACGTTTCCGGCAATTTCACACGAGAGGGCGCCGCTTCTTTGACAATTAACGCCTCGACAGAGGGATCACGCAATCTGGACCCGCAAAAGTTCGCAAAAGACGCAGAAACGCTCGAAAAAGCGCTGAAATCCGAAAAAGACGAGTATTTGCGGAAAAGATACACGTTTTACCTCGCGCAGAGCTATCGCGACAGCGGCGAGCCCGAGCTCGCGATGCGCAACTACCAAAAACGCGCGCAAATGGGCGGCTGGGACCAGGAAGTGTATGTGTCCCTGGTCGAAGTGATCCGCGCCATCATTAATCTCGGCGGCGAATTCGAATATGACGTTGCCTGGAAGGCTTACGAGCGGGCGATCGCTCTCGTTCCGGAGCGGAACGAAGCCCGCTACGCGATGAGCTTTCTGTGCTGGAAGATGGGCAAGAACGCGGAAGGCATGCGCGTCGCCCGGTTTGGTCTCAACAAGCCGATCCCGCAAGGCGGCCTTTTCCTCGAGCCCTGGATTTATGATTACGCGCTATCCGATCAATTCGCGATGAACGCCTATTGGGCGGGCCATGACCTCGATTGTCTGCAAACCTGCCTGCATCTACTGGCCAACGATCGATCGCCGCTGCACGACCGCGATTTCATCCGCCGCCAGGCCGGCAACGCCAGCGCTGCGGTGGTCCGCCTGACCAGCAAATTCATGTCACCGAGCTCACTCGTCTTTTCGGATTGACCAATGCGAACAAAGGGACAAGGCCACTATTGGCTTTGCTCGGCATGCGGCGAGGCGTTCAAGGGCCGCCCTCGCCATATCGGAATATCCGATTTGATGAAATGGCCGCGGCATCTTCCCGACATGGGCTTGTTTGCCTGTGAGGAATGCTGGAGGAAAATCCAAGATGAACGAGCTCGAAAAAGCGATTTATAGGGAGAACCGCATTGCACGAGACCTCCAAAGCCGTTCAGCGCCGCCTCCACGATAGCAATTTCGCCACCCGCTATTTCAAGGGCCACGGCATCGATATCGGCTCCGGTGACGATCCGCTGGGCGCCTATGTCGAGCTGTTCCCGCTGATGTCGTGCGAGAGCTTCGACAAGGGGCATGGCGATGCGCAGACGATGGAGAGCTATGCCGATGAGACCTTTGATTTCGTCCATTCCAGCCATTGCCTCGAGGATCTGGCCGATCCGATCGCCGCGCTGGAGAATTGGTGGCGCATTGTGCGGCCGGGCGGCCATCTGATTGTCACCGTGCCCGACGAGGATATGTATGAGCAGGGCGTGTTCCCCAGCACGTTCAATCCGGACCATAAATGGACGTTTGCGATCTGGAAGGCGCAGGCGCAATGCTTGTATTCCCAATCTCTGAATATCATCGATCTAATTTCTCACCTTCTCGACGCTGAAGTCATCAAGCTTGAGCGCCTGACCGGCACGTTCCGCGCCGGCTTAGAGCGCCAGGATCAAACCCACTCGATCGGCGAATGCGCGATCGAATTCATCCTACGCAAGCCGATGAAGAAGGTCCCCACGCCCGAGCTCAGGAACGAACCGCAAGCGATCATTCCCGGCAAGATCGCATACGCCAAGCGCATTATGCCGCCGGAAGCAGATGAGAAGCCGATCGCCTTGCATCGGCCAGGCGCGATCGGCGACATCATAATGACGCTCTCGCTGATCCCGCTCCTGCGCATTCGCTATCCGAACCGGAAAATCCACTACTTCTGCCACAACGACATCGGGCTGAAGCTCCAGCGGCTTATGAAAGAGGCCGGCATCGAGGCCGGCATTCCCTATGAGAAGCTGGAAGAGCGCAAGGACCGATACCACAAAGTCATCAACCTGGTCGGCTATCCGCTGGACGAGGGCTATCCGGAAAAGCCGATGGCCCGGCATTTGATCGAATACTTCGCCGATGAAATGGGGATGACCATCCCCAGCATTCCCTTCCTGCCGATCAAGCAGCCGCCGGTGCCGCCAACGGTCGAGCCGCTCTACGCCACCATTCATCCGCAGGCCGGGTGGTCAATTTACAAGACCTGGGCTTGGGACCGCTGGGAGAAGGTGATCGAAAGCTATCCGAAAATCACGTTCTATCAGATCGGAGCAAAGAATGATGTGCAGCTACGGAATGCCGATCATTCCTTCATGGGCGGCGATTTCAACGCCTCGATCGATCTGATCGCCAACGCCAAATTTCATCTCGGGGTCGATACCTGGTCGAACCATCTGACCAATGTCTTTTGGTTGGATCGCGGCTTTGTGCCGGCGGTAATCCTGTGGGGCTCAACGCAATGGACCGCGGCCGGCTATGAGCGCAATCAGAACATCAGCCTGGGATTGGATTGCCAGCCGTGTTTCCGCGAGGACCCGAAGATATCGCGGATGCCGCGCGGGCCCTGCATCAATCCGCCCGGCCAGGTCTACGAGCAACCGCGGCATGCCTGCATGGAAGGAATATCCGTCGAACACGTGATCGAGGCCATCCAACGCCTATAGGTGTCGAATGGGGCGCATTCGCAATCTTTGGCATATTCTTCTTGGTTGGTTCAGGAAGAAACCCGAACCGCAGCCCGAAGCTTCAACGCCGGAAACTCCGCCATCCGAAGCTCCGTCAGAGCCATCAGAACCCAGGGGCTACAATCTCGGACTGCGCAAGGCCATTCTTGACGAGCTCTCCGAGTATTTCAAAGTCATCCGCTACATGAAGGCGGCGGATGAGGACAATTACGATCTTTATTCCAAGGTTGGCGGCTATCTCCTTACGCTCAAAGACCTGGCCGCAGACCAAAAAATTTACATGCACGATCTATCGCCCTGGTTCAAAAAGGTTCGTCCAGCCTTTGGTTGCGTCGCCTATGCTGATCGCGGATTTTGGGAAGAAGAGACCAAAAAGATCATGCCGCGGTTCATCTATTGGTCAAAATTCAAAAAGGAAAAATCGCCTCCAGCTATTCAACGCCTTGTCGGCCGCGGCGATGTTTATGTGATGACCATCTTTTGGTACGATAAAGTTCCAGGGAAGCGCCTATTGAGCGCTCCAACCGATTTCGCCCTGTTTGTCACCGAGGACGGCCAGGTTAAGGCCCTAAAGCACAAGATTGCCGCGACCAAAACGATCAGGGCAAAAAAGAAGGACAGGGGCAAGACTTTCACCGCGCCCTGCCAGAAGTGGGATTTCGCCAACTTTCATTATAGCTACGCGAAGGAGCACAATCTCCCTGTCGAGGAACACATGATTGGGCTTTTTTGCTGCACCACCCAGGAATTCGAGCTCGCCGTAATGAATTCGATGATTAGGGTGGCAGCAACAAAGGGAGAGGTAACAGCCGTATTTGCCGTTGATATCAAGAGGTCAACCTATCTCTTTAAGGACCGGGAAACGACGCTGACAATCGATGGTCGCCGCAAGCGAATTTTCCACATTGTTTCGGCCCACCCTCGCATGCTCGGCAATCGCCAAACCAGCGTCCGAATACATTTTCGGGGCGAGCGGGAATTTACCTGGAATGGCTATGCCGTCAAAATCACGATCCCTGGCCTGCATCACAACGACATCACCGAATTCAATATAGCCATGCACGACGCGGAGATGGTTAAGGACCACAAGCACCACATTGGGCTAAAAGAAATGGGCAACCTGATAGCCGAGCACGTCGGCAAGACGCATAGTGAGCTAAAGGACCTAAGACGCCATCGCCGCGTTTGATTTGATCGCCTCGAAATGCTTGCACCAGGCGCCGGGCTTAACGTGGCCGATGACCTTGGTGCAGGTTTCGTACATTGGGCGGAAATACCGGCACTTGTCACAGCGCTCGCTCTGCATTGCCGCGACCGGCGTGTAATCCGCTTCTTCCTTGGTGTCTTTCACATACCGCCCCCGCCGGTGCCGAGAAGCTGGGCGAGCGCGCTGTTGTTGTCACCGACATTCGTGTCCGAGAGCGTCTTGGCGGCGTTGACCGCGGCCATTGCTTCCTGCGGGCCCTGAACCTGCTGCTGCATCTGCTTCATTTGCTGGGCGCGCATTTGATCGTGCTGCATCACTTCGTCGTCGGTATACATGCAGTCGATCGGGAAGTTGGTCACATCGGCAAAGCGTCTGGCCGATTTGTCCAGGTTGACGGTGCGCAGCGGATCGGGCACGTTGGCGGCCTTCGCTGCCGAAGAAAGACCGCCCATCGTGCCGAAAAAGTCCTTCATGCCCACGGCTTCCGCGCTCTGCTGCGCGAGCCGCATGATCGAGGTGTATTTCACCTTCAGCGGCACGCCTTTGAGGCTATCCGGCATCGGCTTGAGAATGCGCCGGCGCTGCATGATGTCCAGCAACCGGGTGTGGAAGGGATCGCCGAATTCATTTTCAAACAGCGTGATAAACGGGCCTAGCTGTTGCAGCCGCTCCAGATCGCGCTTGGTGAGCTCGAGCTCGTTGCGCGGCTGCACGCCTTCCATTCGGGAAATCGCCATGAACACATCGACAAACAAACAGCGGTTGATGCGCTCTGCGACCTCTTTGATGTCCGCGGTGATTGCCTGGAGCCAGGCGGGAGCGACCTCGAACAAAGGCCAGAAGCCTTTTCGCCCGCCCTCCGTCGACATATAGGTGATGTTGCCGCTGACGATCGAGCTCGGTTCGTTTTTCAATTCGACATTGGCGCCCATCGGCGGACGCACGCCCTTATCGAGATATTCCGCCTTGCGCCTGGTCTCCTGCTGGATTTGTTTGTTATCGCCGAGCGCGTCCATGCACGGCGATCGGCCGTATGGATCGTTCGACACCGTAGACCAGCGCGCGACCATGAACGGCTTGCGGTGAAAGCCGCGTTTGCTCAGGGGTTGAGCGCTCCTGATCCCCTTGAGCCAGTAGACCTCGCGATAGGCGAACATGCCGGGCACGATCTCTGCGCGCTCGCCTTCGGCTCCTCTCTTCGATACGGCGTAATTCGGCTCGATAGCGGCGCAGACGACGAATTCGGTATCGAGGGTGCCCTGTTCCCATAGGGTTTTGACCGGGTTTGGACAGTTTCTTAAGCCGGCAAAGTCCACGATCTGCTTCACCGTGTAGGTGAATTCACGGTATAGGTCGGTGGTGTCGAGGCGAGCTCCCGAGGCCAGATAGAATTCGCCGGCGCACGGCAGATAGAGCCGGATGATGTCCTCATAATCTTCGTAGACGATGACCGGCGCGGTGCCAAACACGGTTACGTCCTGGAATGCCTGCGCCATGACTTGATAAAAATTACTCTGTGCAAGCACCTGGTAGGCGCGCTTGGTGGTGTCCTCGATCCAGGCCAGGCCGTCCTGATCGACGTGTATCCAAGGCAGCGCGACCTCGTATCCGAACCACGGCCGGCTCGGCGATGTCATGCCGGTCCAGATGCCGCTCGAGCAGATGTTGACGGCGAGCGTCGGCGTGCAATCCACGATGGCGTCGTTGATCGGATTGCCGCGGCTCATGCGGTTGGCAACAACGAGCCAGTGATAGCGGCGCGGCAGGAAGAACTCTGCCAGCCGGGCCCAATGCGCCCACCACGAGTATCGCCACATGCGCAGCGAGGCCATGCGGCGCTCGAAATGCTCGAAATAAACTCCCCAGGTCGAATTGAACTTCTCGATCTTGTCGGGCGCGGTGAGCGGTTGCCGCGAGAGGG